GGGATTGGAAAACTCTGGTTTTTTGATGGGTCAGCCAGCACAAGCCTTCGAGGGTCAAAACCACAGGGCGCACGTTGAAACTCACAGGGCTTTGTTTTTGACTCAAGTAGTAAAAGAAAACCCGCAAATACAGGCTATGATCATTAGCCACATCATGCAGCATTTGCAGTTTCTTGCTTCAGAGTTGGCTCAAGAACAGATGCCTCCTGAGACAATGCAAAGAATCCAACAGGTGCAGCAGCAGCTCGCTCAAATGCCAATTGACCAGCAACAACAAGCTGCACAACAAATCCAAATGTTACTTGACCAGTTTGCTGCACCGATTATGGCGCAACTTAGTGAAGAGTTTTTGCAGTCGATTGGACAAGGCGGAGATGACCCGTTAGTTGCTATCAGGCAGGCTGAAGTTGAGCTTCGTAACAAACAGATAGATCAGGAGCAAAGTCAATTCGAGGCGCAACAGGATCAACGCGCACAAGAAAAACTGTTAGAGAACGAGTTGCAAAAGCAACGCATCAATGTACAAAAAGAGGTTGCCGATGATAAACTGGATGTTGCATTACAAAGACTCGATCAACAGGCAGATTTAAAGTTGCTCGAATTAGAGCAAAAAATGAGAGGATGACATGACCACAAGTTATAAGCTCGAAGCCATCAAAGAACTGAGGGCGCAGAAAAAACTAGATAGAGAAGCTGAAGCGGAAGCGCTTGCGGAGGCAAGAAAGACCGCAGAGGTTGCCCATCAGGCAAACCTCGCTCGTATTGCTGCGAAACAAGCCAGAGTAGCTTCTGGAGAACCTGCTCCAGAACCTGCTCCAGAACCCGCTCCAGAACCAGAGCCAGAGCCAGAAGTGAAAGCAGAAGAAGAGGCTCCAGAACCTAAAGTTGAAGCGCCTAAGAAAAAAGCGCCAGCAAAAAAGAAAACCGCGAAGGCGAAAAAATCAAAATAGGAAGGACTAATGAAAAAGTTTGGAAGAGACAAGCCTAAAACAATTCAAAGCACTCAGCAGGGCGTTGTAGTTAACGCCGGAGTTGAGAAGATTGTTAAGATTCGAGGCGGCGGAGCTGCAACGAAAGGATTGGATTTTAAAGTCAGGGCATAATGGAAGACTTCACTCTCTACGACAAGATCAAAAAAGCGATCAAAGATAGGGAGTCGCAGATCAGCGAGACGCTGATGTCAGGATCGCTTGAAAGTATTGAACATTACAAGTTTTTGCAAGGTGAGCTTTCTGGGTTATACTTTATCGAATCGGAGATAAAAGAGTTTAACAAGGAATCTTAATTAAAATGTCTGAAGCAGCAAAAACAGCTATTGCAGATGCATATGTGGACATCGAGGATAAAATCCTAGATCCATCTCTTCTGGACAAGTCAGTCTTAGAGAGAATGCCTCAGCCTACCGGATGGAGAATTCTGGTTCTGCCATATACTGGCAGTCAAAAAACTAAAGGCGGGATACTACTAACGCATGAGACAATCGAGCGAGAGAATCTTGCTACGCTTGTAGCTTACGTTGTCAAGAAAGGGCCGCAGTGTTATAACGACACGGACAAGTATGGCGAATCTCATTGGTGCGAAGAAAAACAATGGGTTTTGATTGGACGCTATGCTGGCGCTAGGTTCAAGTTGGAAGATGGTGCTGAAGTTAGAATCATTAACGATGATGAAGTTATAGCAACAATTCTTAGTCCTGATGATATAGTGAGTATGTAGCCATGGTAGAAAAAAACGAAATTCAAGAAAACCAACCTGAAGAGATTGAGGTAGACATTCAGCCAGATCAGCCTGAACAGGAGGCTGCTGCTAGTGTTGACAATGACGAGGAGCTTGCAAACTACACCAAAAATGTTAGCAAGCGAATCAACAAAAAGAACCAGCAGGTACGCGCTGCGGAAGAAAGAGCCGCGCAATTAGAACAAATGGTTAGGCAGCAGCAGGCTCAATTGTCCGCTATGCAGCAATCGCAAGTTCAACAACAGGCAACGGTTATTCAGAAAGAAGAGGAGGCTTTGCAGGCGAAAGAAACGCAAGCTGACGATCTTTACAAGAGAGCCGTAGAGTCTGGTGATGCGGAGCTGATGAGTAAGGCTGACACGCTCAAGTCAGACATAAGCATTCAGAAAGAAAAAATTAGGCTGGCTAAGAATCGGCAGCAAGCTGTTCCGCAAGAGCAGCCAGTCGAGCAACAGTATTATCAAGAGCCAGTAGGCCAACAACAAGAAACTGTTGAGCCAACGCAAGAGGCTTTAGGTTGGTACGAAAAAAACAAGTGGTACGGCGATCAAGAAGATCCCGGCAATTTAGAGGCTACGCAGTTTGCTTTTTTTCAACACAACATGCTCATCAATGAAGGCTATGAAGCTGACTCTGACGAGTATTATGGCGAGCTGAACAATAGAATTTATAAAGTTTATCCACATCTGCAATCTGCTGATGAGGGTGACGGTCAAAAAGATGGCGGACCCCCCGTGCAAAGAGTCTCATCTGCTTCCGTTGGAAGTCGTCAACAAACACGCGGTAAAGTGAAAAACGGCGTGACTTTCTCAAAGTCTGAAGTCGAGCGCCTTCGAGGGTTGAAACCGCACAACATGTCTGAACAAGATTGGTTGAAGCGGGTAGCTCAAGAAAAGCAAAAAATTGCTCAAAGGGAGGCAGTATAATGACTACGGCAGAAAAGAAAGAAACGAATCGAAACTCGCGTGATTCCGAGACTCACGATAAACAAGCTCGAAGACAACCATGGAGACCAGTAAGAAAGCTCGAAACCCCTCCTCCCCCTCCCGGTTTTACCTACAGGTGGATTAGGGCAGAAATGCTAGGCGATGAAGATCGTGCAAACGTATCAAGGCGCGTCCGCGAAGGATGGGAATTGGTAAGGGCGGAGGATCTTCCCGCAGAATGGCAGCACATGCCAAGCGTTGATGAGGGCAGAAATACTGGTGTAATAAGTAATGAAGGTTTGCTTTTGGCAAAAATCCCTAATGAGACAATTGCTGAGCGTAACGCTTACTATCAACAAAAAAATGTCGATGCTGTAGATGCTTTAGACAATACTGTTTTCAGTGATGCGAAACGTGATGGCAGGTACGTTAAGTACGATCCTCAAAGGGACACCAAGGTAACCTTCGGTAAAACCTAAATAGGAGGCCCAAATGGCTAATAAAGATGCCGCTTTTGGAATGAAGCCAGTCAAAATGATTGGTGGCGCTCCCTACACTGGTGGTACGAGTCGATATCGCATAGCCGCAAATTACGATACTGCAATTTTCCAAGGCGATATGGTTGCTCAAGTCACTGGCGGAACTGTGGAAGTCCACGCGGACGGAGGCACAGTCCCAATAGTAGGAGTTTTTAATGGTTGCGAATACACTGACCCGACTACGGGTGAGCAGAAGTACAGCAACTACTATCCAGCAAGCACTAACGCTTCGGATATAATCGCTTTTATAATTGATGATCCCAATGTCGTATTTGAAATTCAAGCAGACTCAGCGTTTCCGATTGCTGACCTATTCGGAAACTTCGATATTGTTTACACATCAAGTGGAAGCACAGTCACTGGCATAAGTGGTGCAGAGTTAAAAGTCGCTGACGGCGCAACAGGAACTTCATTGTCTATCAAGGCAATCGACATTTCTGAAGACCCCGAAAACGATGATGTATCTTCTGCTAACACCAATGTATATGTCGTAATTCAAAACCACATATTTGGCGTTAAAGGCGCTGGATTAGCGTAAGGGAGAATAATTTATGGCTATTTCACGAGCGCAATTAGCGAAAGAGCTAGAGCCGGGATTAAACTCTCTCTTCGGCATGTCGTACGATGCGTACGATCAAGAGTATGCAGACATCTTCCCCATGGAAGATTCTCAGCGTGCTTTTGAAGAGGAAGTGCTAATCACTGGTTTTGGCGCAGCACCAACTAAAGCAGAATCGGCAGGCGTGTCTTTTGACAATGCTAACGAAAGTTTCAGCGCACGTTATACCCACGACACAGTGGCTCTAGCGTTTGCTTTAACTGAGGAAGCGGTTGAAGACAACTTGTATGACTCGCTAGGCAAGAGATACGTTAAAGCGTTAGCACGTTCTATGGCTCACACCAAAGAGGTGAAGGGCGCAGACGTTCTTAACAACGCATTTTCTTCAAGTTTTACTGGAGGAGACGGCGTTTCACTTATCAATACAGCTCATCCCTTAGCGGGAGGCGGGACCGCAGCGAATAGGGCGACCACAATGGCCGACCTAAACGAGACTAGCCTCGAAGATGCTCTTATTGATATTTCTACTTTCACTGATGACCGAGGTCTAACGATCTCTGTTCAAGCAACTAAGCTTGTGGTTCCGCCACAACTTACGTTTATTGCGGACAGGATCTTAAACTCTCCCGGTAGATCAGGAACTGCGGACAATGACATAAACGCGATAAGGAACACTGGTGTTCTTCCCGGTGGTTACACTGTGAACCACTATCTGAACGATCCAGACGCTTTCTTCTTGCTGACTACTGTCACAGAAGCAGGCGAAGGTCTGAAAGGTTTCCAGCGAACAGCAATGGAAACCAGCATGGAGCCAGACTTTACGACTGGTAACATTCGCTACAAGGCCAGAGAAAGATATAGCTTCGGCTTTTCTGACTGGCGCGGAGTTTACGGTAGCCAAGGCGCGTAACCTAAACCGCAACAAGAAAGGGGGCTTTTGCCCCCTTTTTTTATGCCTGTACACACTTGTATAAAAACTTGCACAACGACACGGAAACAGGTATATTTACCCCATACCTTGAAAAAACCGGAGATAAACATGGAACTGAAGCTAGATTGGTCAAAAGAAAGTGTCCACACAGATGGACGTTTTGTCAGCACTGCTTCTCCTACCCAAGAGTTTTGGACCGTATGGCGCGAGAAGAAAGCTGCGATCAAAGCAGCTGGTTACTCTGTTCGTAAGGTAGACAACAAGTGGGTTGTTACTCGTTACAGAGACAATGATCAGGCGATTGCTGATTCTCAAGCTACAGATTCAGACATTGATATCCCAGTGCCAGCTGGTTTGTCTTACCTGCCTTACCAGAAAGCTGGAATCGCTTACGCTATCAAGCGCTCTTCAACTTTGATTGGTGACGAGATGGGCTTAGGCAAAACCATACAGGCCATCGGAGTAATTAACGCGACTGCACCTAAGACTGTATTGGTTGTTTGCCCAGCATCTTTGAAGATCAACTGGAAAAACGAGATGACCAAATGGTTGGTTGCTGACAGGGACATCCAGATCGTCAACGGTGGCGGCGAGCAGATCCCTGCTAACCCGGATGTGATCATCATTAACTATGATGTTTTGTCTAAGCATAAGGACGCAATCAATGCTCGCACTTGGGACTTAGTGATTATGGACGAGGCTCATTACATCAAAAACAATACAGCTGCTCGCACTAAAGTTGCTGTCGGTATCAAAGCCAATCGCAAAGTGGTTTTGACAGGCACTCCAATTACAAACCGTCCTATCGAGCTACAGCCTATCGCTGGTTATCTTGACCCTGTTACCTTTGGTAACTACTTTAAGTTTGGAGTTCGCTACGCTGGCGCTCACCAAATCAACATTGGCCGTAAGACTGTTTTCT